TCCCAAAAAGTGTTTGATTTTGGAACCGGTTTCAACAGGCAAAGTATATGTGTGATGAAACAAAATTTACCAGCACCTACAAGATTTTTCGATGATGTAAACGCAAAAGGTTATACTTTAGCTAGTGCAACACCTTCTATGCTAAAAGAGATAGATATAGATGTCTACTTCGATGAGTTAGGTTGTGTATACACTCTGGGAAGTGGAGCTCATGCACAAGACAATGCAGTAACCTACACCCATTTAAGAAGTTTTGCTATTTTATTTGGTCATAACGATGTTGATGATAACCAAGATTTTGCAGATTATGTTGTTGAGCAACTTTTGCGTATTGCTATTCAGCAGCTAATCACACAGCAAATTATAAATCCATTTAGAGATTTTTTTACCAATCCTGCACCAGATTTAAGTGGTGGATATACAGGAACACCAGATATAACAGACTTCGAGCCTATTACTTTTGCAGGTGGAGGTTATACAGGTATGGGTGCTAGAGCAGGTGGATTAGATGGGAAGGGAGGCTTTCTTGCCATGATGCATCCAAGAGAAACAGTTATAGATCACACAAAAGGTCAAGGTATGGGTGCTACTGTAAACTTTAATATATCAACAGTAGATGCAGCAGGTTTTGATGAATTGCTAGCAACAAGAAAAAACATGATTATAAGCATGGTCAATCAAGCTTATAATTCAAGAGGTAAAATGGGTATAGCATAATGTCAGGTACTTTTCCAACAACCATAAAACCTAGCAGTCTATCATTGCAAGACAATAGACCTAACTTAATAAATCAATCTGTATCTGGTAAAAGAGTTACTAGGAAATATGGATCACAATTTTTTACTTTGGATATTACATTACCACCTTTATCAAAAGATGATGCTATGGATGTTTTTGCTTTTCTTAAAAAACAGCAAAACTCTTTTGATAAATTTGATTACACATATCCAATTACAAATAGAGGTGCTAATAGAACTCAAACAGATATAGTTGTAAATGGCTCCCATAGTGTAGGAGATTCAACAATAGCATTGTCAGGATTTGACGCATCAACAACCGATGTTCTCAAAGCAGGTGATATTATTAAGTTTGCAAATCACGATAAAGTTTATATGCTTGAATCTGATTTAGATTCAGATGGAAGCGGTAATGGTACTGCAACAATATCACCAAGCATAATATCTACACTAGCAAACAGCGAAGCAGTAACAGTAGATCAACCAAACTTCAAAGTTTATTTAGATAGCGATGTTTTATACACAACAAATACTTCAGGTTTATTTTCCATAAGTTTTACTTTGAGAGAGTGCATTGAATAATGTCAAGAAGTTTAAGCTCAACTTTACTTACGCAACTAGCAAATCCTACTAATACATTTTGCTTTCTGCTAGAAATTAATACATCTACAGTTTTTAGATTAACTGATAATCAGTTTGATGTAACTTACGATTCCAATACTTATACATCTTCTGGTGAAATAATATCAGTAAGCACAACACCAGAAACAGGTGAACTTAAAGTAGAAGAAACATCGATACAATTATCTAATATAAATTCAACATTTATATCGGTTTTTGATGATGAAAATTATATAGATGATGCAGTAAACATATATCTTGGTTTTTTTGATAGCAATGATTCTTTTATAGATGCATTTACCTATTTTTCAGGAAATATAAAAAATGTAGAAGTAAGCGAATCAAATTCTGATTCAACAATTACATTAACTTGCTCAAACCATTGGGCAAATTGGAATTTAAAAAAAGGTAGACACTTTACTGATGAATCACAACAGAGGGCATTTTTAAATGATAAAGGTTTGGAGTTTGCACACATAACAAGACAAAACATTAGGTGGGGTTCTTAATGATTGATCCCGCAACCATATACAAAGCACTAAAGATCATAGCAGGTATATTGACTGTTATAACAGGCGTTAAAAATTTTAGATTAGCACAAAAACTCAAAAGACAAGGACAAGACATACTTGCAACAAAAATAGCTGATGGTGGCAAGATACCAATAATTTATGGAAGAAGAAGAGTTGGCTCAACTTTACTTTACATGGACACAGATTCAGGCAACTCAAGAGAATTGTTTGTGGTATATGGTTTGTGTTTGGGTGAGGTTGATTCAATAGAACTCGACACCATTGAAATTAATGGTACGCCTATTTCTGATACAAGTGTTTTTAGAGATGGTTATTACACAGGATCAGACAAAATCAGTAGTGGAGCAGGATCATTAAACACAGCAAGTCAACTTGGTAATGTGCAAGTTAAAGTGAAAAATGGAAGAAGTGGTGATGATCCTACAAAAAGATATAGAATGGTATTTAATGCTCATCATGGAGCAGACGATCAAACTGCTGATCCTATGCTTAATGCATCACAGACTAAGTGGACAAGTAATCATAGGTTAAAAGGTATTGCTTACATAGCTGCTTCTTTTGAATATGATACAAAGGGTATGTTTACATCTACACCTGAACTAACAGTAGTTGTTAAAGGGAGAAAGCTTTACGATCCAAGAAAAGATGGCTCTATATCTGGTGGTTCAGGATCACATAGAATCGATGATGAAACCACTTATGAGTGGTCAAATAACGCTGTTTTACCTTTGTTAGATTATATGCATCAAGATCATGGTAAGGGTCTAGCAGCTTCTTTAATTGATTTACAATCATTTCAAACAGCAGCAAATACAGCAGATACCATTGTCAATGTGCCAGATTATGCAGGCTCTTATTCTGCTGCAACTTTTACAGCACTTAATGGTGATAATTTTATAGATGTTGATGAGACAACATGGAGCAAGCTAAAGGGTAATGAAAAAATATCTGTAAAAGATAGTAGTGGCACAATAATTCTAAACAGAGCAAATATATTAGATGTACAACGCAATACTCCTCATTCTGGTACAACAAGTTATAGAGTTTTTATTGATGATACGCCTGATGAAAAAATAAGCAAAAGCGTTACGTTTTCCGCAACAAATGGAGATGCCACGATTACTGCAACTTGTACAAGTCATGGTGCAAGTGTTAATGATAGAGTTCTGTTTGCAGGTGCAACAAGTTTGGGTGGTAATATTACAGATGTTGTTTTAAATAAACTATACACAATAACAACAGTTGCAGATGCAAATACATTTACCTTTGAAGCAACAAACTTAGATGGTACAACTGCAACAGCAAACTCTTCTGATACAGGTAATGGTGGCGGTTCTGCTGTTGCAAAATTTTTATATGAAGATGAAACAGGAACAGTTTTAGCAGAAGTAACACGATTTGAGTGCAATGGTTTAGTTGATACTAATGAAACTGTTTTAGAAAACGCAAGAGAGTTGCTTGCAAATATAAGAGGTTTTTTAAATTATGTAGATGGTAAATATTCTATATTAATAGAAGATACAGGATCATCAACATTTAGTATTACAGAAGATCATATCTTAAATTTAGGTATAAAAATAAGATATGAAGATAAAGCAGAAAAACTTAACAAAGTTGTTGTGCAATTTTTTAACGCACAAAAGAAATTTGAAGCTGATACAAAAACTGCTTTTCATAATGACAATGCAACCACATTTAAAAATGATGATGGTGGTGAAGAGTTAGAAACAACTGCTGAATTTCCTTATATTACAAATCCATATATTGCTTTTAATATGGCAAAAACAATTCTTAACAGAAGCAGAAATCAAAAAACTATAACCTTTGTCGGTACTCCTAGACTGTACAATTTAGTTGCAGGCGATGTTGTTGATATTACCTATTCACCCTATAACCTATCAAGTGCTTTATATAGGATTGAAGCTGTAAACCTTTTAGAAAATGGTTTAGTAAATATACAAATGCTTGAATATCTTGACATATATTCTTGGGATGCCAATGCACCAACGGAAAATGTTGGTGATGAAACAAGATTGCCAACAGGCACAGAAACATCTAAAGTTACATCTCTTGCTTTTACAGACACAAACACAAGTGCAACAGGGAGACCTTTTTTATCTTGGACAAATCCAACAGATTACCCATCAAAAGAATTCAGAGTATCAATTGTCGATTCAAGTGGTAATGAGGTGCATAATAGAATTGTTAGCGATAGCAAGATTGATCTTAACTTTATTAAAACAGCATCAAACTATGTAGCTTCTGTAACTACAATAAATACAATAGGAGCAGAATCAGAATCAACTGATTTAACTTTTACTGTTGCAGATGAGCCAATAAAAGCAGGTGATATACAAGCAGGCACAATAACTGCTGATAGACTTAATGTTACAGACTTAGCTTTAGACTTTACTGCTGCTACTGTTTCAGGATCAACAATAGGATCATTTCAAAACAACACTATGCGATTAAAAAAAGTTGCAGACTTGGGTACAGCAACAGGTATCTATCATATTTATTGTAGAGTTTTTGGTGGTAATGGTCAGGTAAAAACATTATCCATTGTTGCAGGTGATGGTACTTATGGCACAGGATCAAGCTTTGAGTTAAGAGATGATTTTGCTTATACTGATGGATCATCACCAACAATACCTACAGCAGATGAAGGCTCTGCCCAATATCACTCTGGACAAACACAGTTCTTTTCAGCAATTGATAGATTTGATAGCACTAATGAAATGGTGCAAAAAGATTTTATTGTCAGAAAAGTAAGCAATACAAGCAGAACATTAAGGTTATATGTACTTGCTCAAGGCGATGGCAACA